CATTGTCTTTCTAAACTCTTTAATTGTTCACTTGTTAAAGTTACTTTCACTTGTTCAGTATGTGAGAGTGTGGTTAATATCTTTTTAGTCATTTTGTTATCCTCTCAAATTCTTTTATTGCTTCATTCTTTTGTGATATATGCCAACACCTTAAAACTGGTTGGGATATAGTTCCATTTACAACTAATAAAAGTTGATCAGTTATTGTCTTCACTAATGAAAACGTGCTATTTGATCTAATAATCATAGTCACTAACCTCTATTAGTAGTTGTTGTTCTTTAGCATAATTTTTATACTCTTTTAATTCAGATTCATTTAAAATTAAATCTTCAAAAGTAGTCCACGCTGATAATGTTTTTACTAGATATTTCATAATTAATTACCTATTAATTACCTTTTTTGTAGTTTTTAAATGTCTCATAATAAATACTATTTTTATTCAAATATTTCTTTTTTAACTGTTTATATACTTCAGCATTACATGAAACTAACTTACAATAGCTAGTTTCTTTAATCATCCAATCGTGATCTAAAAGAATAGGAATCATCCTTTCATCATCTATCGTTGTTTCAAATAATGTCATAATTAATAATTCTCTTTATAAGTGCCTACAACTTCTTTAATCATTGAATCAAATAAACTTTCATTTATTGATTCATTACTTTCATTCTTGAAACTTTGATAATGATCTCTTGTAAAGATTAAAGAACTTAATAGATGATTTAATTCTGAATCATCCAACTTAAAGACTCTTAACCTTTTAATGGATTCATTTGTTAGTTTTGATTTTTGGCCTTTAATATCGGCCTTTAATGATTCTTTCATTGTTAATAAGATTTGAATTGAATTGTTATAGCTATATGCTACCATTATCTTAGTTTATATTGCAAGTTATTTGTTAATAAAGCATTAAAAAAGAGACTTAATTTTTTAAGTCTCTATATAATCTGTATAATTTGTATAAATTTGAAAATCAACTAATTTTTTTGTTTTAATCCAACATTCATCATAATCAGCATAACCCTGAGATGTTTCATAATATTCAGAATTAAATTGTTCCCAAAAATAATCCCAATAATCATTCACTGATACTTTAATCTTAGGCATAATAATAACCCTTAATTTTTAACCAATAAAATCTATCTAACTCTGTTTTAGATAGTTTTTTATCTTTCATTATTGAATTAGTAAGTTTTAACCACTCTAATTCTTCTTTTTTATTAAATGCCATTTTTATTTTCCTTTTAAACTGCTAACTAATAAGTCTCTTTTATCTTCGTCTAAATATTCATTATGAAATCTATTAAATAATTGATAAGTATCATTATTATATAAAATTTCTTCACCAAGAATATAAGCCAACATATTGGCTACACTCTCAGAGCTAGAAAGATCAGTTGATACTTTACCAAAATTTGATTCCTCATATTCTTTGATAGTTTCAATAGCATTAAAAATACTATCTTTTTTTAACCACTGCTCGGCCTTATAATATCCAATAATGAAATAATCTTCATTAAGTAGATAATGATGTAAATCATTAATATTTTGATCTAGTCCAACATTATCATTAAGTTGGTCAATGATGTAATTTTTTACATCTTGTTTTAATTCTTGCATTGTTTTTTTAATAAGATTTGATTTATAAAAAATTTATAGGTAGTTAAAAAGACTACCTATAAAAATATTTTTCTAGTTTTTTAAATAACTACACGCTATTTGTGAACCGTTTTTACAGTGGATTTGCTGAGACTTCAGTAATGAATCCGAGAGTGAAAAGTAGATAAACATCCCGAAAATAGAATATGCACCAAAGTAAATTATTAAACTTTTTAACATATCTTAACTCTCACTTAAATAATTTTTTATTACTTCTTTCTCACTGTTATTTAATTCTGAGAAAAATGGTATTAAAGAATGAATAAAATTATCTTTATAGAAAATAACTTCAATTCCGTTGTGGTCATCTTCCATAATCATTAATGAAAGTTGATCGTCTTCTTTGTGTACTAATGTACATTTTTTAACACTTCCGAATGTAAAGTGTTTTATATTTGTGTAGTCTGTTTGCATTTGTTTTGGGTTTTGATTTTTTAGTAATTTGTTTTTATAGTCATTTATTATTGTCCTGAGTGCTATTTAAATCACTTGTAATAAGGTTAAAACTGTTTTCGAGTGTGTTTGTATCTCTTTTAAGTGTTACCTACTCAAGGATAATTTAAAGGCAATAGAAAAATAATAAACTTATTAGAATACTAGCAAATATAAACTAATTTGTATATCATTATTAAGAATTGTAAATATAGCACAATAGTAATATAAATATGCTATATTGAATATAGTTAAATCAAATCTTAAAATTATGTCACCTGAAATTATTAAATGGCTTGCAGATATGCCGAAAGGTTATCAGTTATCTGGAAGTAAGGAAAGCTACTATAACGGAGAAAAACAGCTTAAGTTATTTCTATCTAAGAAAGATTAACACCTGCTGTAGCTCCTTCTGACTACCTTAGAATCTAATCTAAATTTGTAGCTCTAGCCTACGGGGTAGGGTTGCAGATTATTTTTTATTTTTTGCTAGGGCGGGAAACTTAAATATATTTCGTTTAATTTTTTGGTTCAACTTTAATGGATAATTCTGGAGCTTGGATGTTTACGGTTTCTACTGATTCACCTATGACTTTGCCTAAGCTATCGAGAATTTGAGCTGCGGTTTGAAGTTGTCCTTTTTTAACTGCTTTATTGAATAGGCGGATACGCATAGCTTGTAAGCGTGGGAGGAGAGTTTCTCTATCTTTTTCCCAATCTTCTTTATTCCATTGTTTAACTTTTTTCCAATCTTGCCAGGCGGTAACTTCAGATATGCCTTCAATTTTTGAATGTTCTAGGACGAGAGCTCTTGTTGTTTTACCTTCAAGTTGGCGGGAGTATAAGCGTTGTGAGCGAAGTTGTACGTTTTGAGCGGAAGAACGAGCAACAAATTTAAATTTACGTTTAGGAGGATTATTATCTAATGGTTGATCGGCAGGGAATGTAGATGAAACCACGATGTTTTTGAGTGTATTTAGTTGAATGATAACTTAAAAGTAGTTAAATAGGCTATAAATAGGGGGTATGAGTTGTATTTTTTGTTAATTTTATGGTTGTCAGTGGTGAAAAAAAGAATGAAATAAGTTTGAGGTATGCACAGGGAGAGGTATTTAATAGTGATAAGAGATTTAGAGTGCTGGTAGCTGGAAGAAGGTTTGGTAAGTCATATCTTTCTTGTATAGAACTACTCAGAGGAGCTATTAACAGGCCGAATGAGGTTTATTTTTATTGTGCACCGACTTATAGGATGGCAAAAGATATTGCATGGAAGGAATTGAAGAGATTGACTCCTAGAACGTGGGTTAAAAGTAAGAATGAGACAGATTTGAGACTTGACTTGATTAATGGGTCGAGTATTGAGTTGAAGGGAACTGAAAATGCGATGGCATTGAGGGGTAGAAGTTTAGCTGGTGTTGTATTGGACGAGGCTGCTTTTATGGATCGTGACGTTTGGGCTGAAGTAATAAGACCTGCATTAGCAGACAAACAAGGTTGGGCACTGTTTATTAGTACTCCTGATGGTACTGCTAGCTGGTTTTATGATATGTGGTGCTTTTGTGGGGAGAGGGAATGGGATGATTGGCAAAGATGGAGTTTTACTACAGTAGAGGGGGGTAATGTAGCAAAAGAGGAGGTTGAAGCTGCCAGAGGGCAGTTGGATGCGAGAACATTCAGACAGGAATTTGAGGCAAGTTTTGAGAATTTAACTGGATTGGTTGCGGTTAGCTTTGCTGATGAGAATATAGATAAGGAAGTACAGGATTTACACATGCTTCCTTTGTTAATTGGTTTGGATTTTAACGTAGACCCTATGGCAGGAATTTGTGCGGTAAAACATAACGATACTTTGTATGTTTTTGATGAAATTATGCTTACAGGAGGTGCTACCACATGGGATTTTGCAGAAGAAGTTACGAGAAGATATGGAGTTGATCGTAGAATTATTGCCTGTCCAGACCCTACTGGAAGTGCAAGAAAGACCAGTGGAGTTGGTGTAACCGATCATACGATACTTAGGAGGTCTGGTTTTACTGTTATGAGTCCTAGAAGTGCTTGGAAGATCAGAGATAAGATTACTGCTGTCAATACTGCCCTGTTTGATGCTAATGGCGACAGGAGGACGCTTATACACCCTCGTTGTAAAGAATTGATAAAAGCACTTAGGACCTTAACTTATGCACCTAATACTGGTTTACCTAATAAGAA